TACTTGAGCTTCATAAGCAGTGTCTCTGTTCTTAGAGCCCATTGCCTGAATCAACTCAATCTGTTCTGGAGTTCTTTTTAAGGTAATATTCATTTTCTTGATTCCTTTCTGGTTTCTAAGATTACAGATTCAACTTGAGAACGCCATAAGTTCCAGCCGCCACATCAGTGATAGGCCCAACAGTCCTTCTTGTTCCAGTGCCGATCCAAGTACCGATAACATGGTCTGCTGTATATTTCACAACAGTACCACCACCAGCAACGTGAGCGTGACCAGTAGTAGATGTAAGGGTGGGACCGTACAACGTAGTAAAGGCGATACCGCTAACTTTACCCGCAGTCTCGGGAGAGATAATACACGCTTGACCAGGAGTTGGATGAGTGGCAATGTTACCACCAGCGTTATCAATTGCGTCACTAGTTAAAGTGAAGATACCTCTCGTTGCAAGCGGAACCGCCTGGCCAGAGAGTACTGCTTGAAGCTCGTCCTTTTTGACTGGATTGTAAAGGAGTTTTTCTCCGTTTTCATCCTGCTCAAGGGTCTGCTTCAATGTAACACCAACAACCTCACCAGCAAAAGCGCCAACTGATGCAGCTGTAACTTTTAACTGAACTTCGGGATATTGGTTCCGTGTATGATCCTGAGAAGCGCTAAGCTCCGCACGATCAACGTAGGTGATGGGGTCATTACTAAAATTCCCTCCACCACTCTTAACACTAACGAAAACTCCTGCACTACCGTTGCCATTGGTACTTGGATTAGTATCCGAAGTATCATTTGCGAACAAGTTGATAACATCGTTTTCGTCGTATTGCCTAAATGGTAATAGTCTATTTGCCATAATGCTTGATTTTTAGTAGGTTACTTTGATGTTTTCTTTGCTAAACGCTGACTGGAACTTAGTTCTCAGGGTTTCCGTTTCGCCAGAAGATGCCTCATTGGTATTAGAGATTTCAGGGGTAACCTGTTCCGTGTCCTCCAAAGCCTCTTCCAAATTTTCTTTTGTTGCTTCGACAACAGTGTCATCAGAAGCTTTCACTTCTTTGAGCTCTGAAACGCGTTTTTCAACTGCTTCAGCGACAGCGCTATCGAATTTATCTTTTTCGGCCTGTAGATGCTCTTTGCTCTTATGAGCAAAAACTACAGCCAACTTCTCCTGATAAGAAGCGAACGCCTCATCTGCTTCAGTTAATTCTTTAACTTCAGATGCGACAATCTTCAAATCAGCCTCACTCAGTTCATAATCTTGCTCAACAGCTTCCATGCGAGCGTTAAAACGAGCAAGCGACTCTTCGTGTTGCTTCTCGTCTTCGAACTGACGAATCTTCTCTTCAGCCGCTTCCAGCTTCTGTTTCATTTCTTCCACGGAAGCAGTAAGCTCTTGGTGCTGAGCCTCAATTTTAGCTTTTTCTTCTTTTTCGCTTACGAGCTGTTGCTTGTACTCTTCATTTTTTTCACGAATTGCTTCGTTAATGATTGAAGAAATAGATGCAACTGACTCTTCAGCGAACGTGTCTTTCGACATTTTTTCAGAAGAAAGCTTTTCATCGAGCACAGATTTAATTTCTTGAACTAATTGGTTAGTATTCATAATGCTAGAATTACTTTCTCTTTCAGATTTTACAGTGTTTTTTTCGGTTTGTGAAATATTATTTTTAAAGTTTAAAATATTTTTTAAAATTTCTTGAGCTTCATCACTCAATGTCGCAGATAAATCTCTACGGTCAGACATGTTTAATTGATTATTTTGTTCTGAAACAACAACCCCTTCAACATCAGCGGCTGGGTTAGCTGTAAACCCTATGCCTAAAGGGTAAACATTACCAACTACTAACCTTCTAACAATCGTCCCATCGTCCATTTCTCCTCGGCCGTCTGAAGCTTTTAAGTATTGAGATAGCTCCTCAATCTGTTTTTCATCAGTTACTATCTCTGCCTCAGATAAATTCTCACTGCCCACAGCAATTTGGTAATCATTAAAGCCAATCTCCCAACTCGCAGAAACTTGATTATGCATTGGGCTATCTGGATCCACAGACTTATTTAAAAGCTCAGCAAATCTTCTGTCCACCATACGATAAACTACTGCGCCTAAAGAAATGTTAAACGGATCACTGGTTCCCGTTAACTCTTCAGGACTTAAAAGTTCGTTATTGCCATATCCTGAAAAACCTGCCGAAACAATATGTCCTACAATTCTTTGTTTTTTATGTTCTATATTTGTAGGCTTATGAACAAAATAGTCTTTAACAGCTAAAGCGGTGTCAGTTGAAATTCCATCGTGATTTCTATTGAACTTATTAACAACAGCAGCATTAAAGGCAACACCAACTAAATCGATATTTTTATCAAGCTCTACCGAACTTGGAATTAAACTCTTCAAGTCCTCTAATGAAGCTTTTGAAATTTTTATATTTTCCTGATCAATATCTGCGGAAGCAATAATTGGTTGCAAGAACTTTGTCGTGTATTTGTATTTATTTGCCATTTCTCTTGATAAAAAGTGGAAACTATAAATTTGTTACACGCTTTTTACTCATTTGAGAATTTTTTAGAATGATAAACTATTGCAGCGCTGTAGTCCGTAAGTCTGTGATCAGCAGCGGTTTGAGCGATTTCATCTAGTATATCTAACTTTAATATCTTATTATTGTCTTTTATACAAGACTCTGCTACCTGCTCCCACTCATCTTGACTTTTAGCTATAACTATTTTTTTACAAAGATCTTCTAACATATTATTTTGATTTTTGTTAAGCCTTTTAATCTTAAAATGCTTTCTTGCAGTCTTCTTGCAAAAGCTTTCTAATTTTTCGGATGCTTCAATTGTTTTAGTAACATTTTCTGCAGATATGTTTGCCCGCGAAACTTCTTGTGGTATTCCGTTTGTGCCTGCTGGCCTGCCTGGTACGCCTGGCACATTTTGAGTTTCTTTTTTCTCTTCTTCCTCGTCTGGCTCAATCATGGGTACGCCACCGACAATAGGATTATAATATCCCATTTTTCTTTGCTCAATAAATTGCTCTTGTGACTTCCCAACTTCTTCAGATTCAGGAAAGACACCTTTGTTGATTACGTCCATTCCCTGCTCTGGTGTAATAAGTCCAAGCTCCATAAGTCTAGTCGCAACTCTTTGAGTCTGTGTTGAGTCTTTAGTGTCAACTTCTTTAAATCTTGCAGTGGGGTAATTCCTAAAGCCCATATTTTTGCATACTTGCTTAATTTCTGGCTGAAGAAAATCATTGAGAAAAGCTTCTCTAGACTCTTTGAGTCTTTCTAAAAATATTTCTGCTTTAACTGCTGTGTTACTGTATTTTTCGCTGCCAACGATAATATTCTGCAAACCTTCTTTTATATCTTCGTTAACTATGCGATACTTCTCATACCCTAAAATTTTATTCATGTCGGGTATAACAAATTCTGCTTTAGTTGTATAATCAGAAACTAAAACTCTGCCAACACTTTCATTTCTGAAAAGCTCTTGCATAGCTGCAAGATTGTTATGATTGATACCACCTTTACTTGGTTCGTTGCCCATGGTTATTAACAATATAACGTTTTCAATCGTTCTTACAATCGCTTGGTCAATTTTCTTAAACTCAAGCTTCATGTTAATATCTTCTAAAACAGAATATCCGAATGGAACTGCAAATGGCTCATAATCTTGCTTTTTATAAAAAGAATATCTTAACCTCTCTGGCTCAAGCTCAATCTTTGCGCCGTCTGGCTGATATCCATTCATTTTAAAGTTATCTTTTATATTTTTCGGTAGCCCCTCATAAACTTCTCGATCGTAATCGTTTTTAGGATTTTTTAATCTTTCAATTTCATATTCGCTCAATACTTTCGCATACACTCCAGTGGTTTCATAGCCAGTAGTTCTTCTTGCGACAATGTCAAACGGATTTAGTAAAATGTATTTAATAGGTATTTTATTGACAGACACAGAACCATAAGTTTTTGTCATTTTAATAAAATCTTCTGTATTAAATTTGCCATCTATCTTATAAAAGAATATATTTCCAGACCTGTAATATTCTCTAAAATATTGATCTGTCAGCTTCCATAACTTTATTTTTTTAAACCATGCGGTTATAAAATCTCTAGACTTTTTGCTTCCACCATCAAGAAATATTTCTGAGTTAGAAAATTCTGCCATAATATCTATCGCATTTCTAAATATCGCGACATTAGCATAAGCTTTTTGACAAAGCTCAATAGTGTCTCTTACGTTGATTCCATTAACGGCATAATCAAATGGCAACAGGCCTTCTCGAATGTTTGAAAATTTATCTCTCTGTACAACTCTGTGTATACGATTGACTCTTGATCTTGAAGGCGCACTACTGCCCGCTCGGTTGTAAGAAGCCTTAGACGTGTCCTCAAAATAAGCCGAACCTTCTAAACTCGGACTATAAGTACTGTTCTGTAACAACGGATTTGTCGCTAAAGTCTCTTCGATAGACTGCTTTTGTTGAAACTTATTCCAGTATTCAGACTTCTTGGTGTATTTTCTTTTCTCGGCCATTTGTTTATGTTACACTAAAGTTAGCAAAGTTACTTTTAAAAGTTTAAAAACTACTTTAATTTATAAACATTGGAGTAAAAGTTGACACGACTTCCTTTTGTTTAAAATTCAACATGTCAAAATAAGTTTTTATCATCCAATTGCCTAATACTAGCGCAGAATAGCTATCTTTTCTAGCTTTGTCTCTGCCAGATTGCCTTTTTAAATTAGCGGGTAAGTCAAAAGTTTGAGTACCTTGACTTGTTGTGGTGATTTGAATAAGTGCGCATTCAACTTTTGTTAATTCTATCATGTCTGATTGATGTTCAATAAAGTCTATCATTTTAGCCTCTTTAGACATTTTTTCAACAGAATCGTTTGATTTCAAATATTTTAATTTATCGATAGGAATTCTTTTTCTTCTTTGAACTTGATAAGATTCATCAATCGCTTTTGACGCAAAAAATATTCTTGAATGATCTAAGTTGGATTGAAGTAACTCGTTAGCTTGACGAATCCAATTGCTTGTTGGCTTTCTTAAATAACAAATCTTACCTTCGTTTTTATTATACTGATTTCTGGCTTTTTGTAAATCATCGTTATAATTCTCAGGCCGCTCAAAATCCGCCTCTATAATTTTCAATTGCAGCTTATCTTGTTTAAATATTTCACTTTCGTTACAAGCACTAATAAATTGTACGCCTCCTGCATAATCACCAACTACCATCACGATATTAAAATTTTGTAAAATATAAGAAAAGTACCTAATGTGATCTTTCATATTTGCGCCAGATAACGCATAACTATGAACAACTGTACCCATTTGTCTTTCCGCATTAAGTTTGAAAATTTGAATTGCAAAATCATCTGAGCTTTCGCTTTCTGCCCAGCTTGGGTCAAAAGCTAGTAAATATTCTGCGCCTGGTTCACCAGCAACTTCAACGGATGGATCTTCACCATCTGGTATTGTGCACTCGGCCATTTTAGATATCTTAAAGTATCCACTGCTGTCATCAGTAAACACAGCTCCAAACTCTCTATCAAACTGGCTTTGGCTCATTGTTGACTTCGCCTGATTTAAAAGATTTTGGTCGTACAGTTGCTTTGGCGCACAATCGTAAGAAAATTGCATAATTGTTCTGTGCGCAGTATCAGTAGAGTTTTGATTAAATATAAGATTTTCAAATTGAGTATAAAGTTTATACATATACTCAAATTTGTAAGACGCAGAAGACAATGCAATTAATTTATTGTTAGGCCATACGTATCTTTCTTCTTCAACCATCTTGCCTTCTTTTATTAACTTTGTTTCTAGATTGTATAAATCTTCACGTTGAGTTGGATTTTCTACAACAGACAAAAACGGTACAATAACTTCATTATATATTCGCTCTGGCATCAATAAAAATTCATCAATAATAATTCTGTGAAAACGAAAACCACGCAGCTTCTCACCATCACCAAGAGGCAAGGCTCTTATCCTTGACCTTCCGATTTCCAGTAGCCACTCATCGTTACTTTTGCTTTTCTTTGTAATGCATTGGGCAAACAAGGCTGCTTCAGGTTTAGCGGCTATGTCTTCAATTTTCTTAAATATCATTTTAGCCTGCCTGAAAGATTTAGAAAGTATACCTATTTCTACGCCTTGATTGAGCATAGCGTCTAATGCTGCGAAAATTGCAGTAGTAAAAGACTTGGACATACCACGAGACCATACACCCATAAAATAGTCAGTCTCAAACATTGCCTTAATCGACATATGCTGAAACGGAAACAGTTTAATTCCCATAAGCAAATCTGCAGCAAACGTAGTGTTCTCTCTTAAAAATTGATATAAGTATAACTTTGCTTCTCTTTCTTCAAGAAAACCAAGATTCTCATCAAGAAGCAGCTTGTTGATATCGCGATGTTTGTTGGGTCTGTTTTTTTGATTTCCTTTTTGCCAGGCCATAGCTTCTTGCGTCTATATAATATTGTAAGTCACAGTACCAAATTTTTCTGCCAAAATATAAAATTCTTTGAATTAAATCCATTGATGTAGTTCTATTACCAGAAAATATAAATTGACATGTTTGTGGAAACTCGTGACACAAAGCTTTCATGTTATGAAAAATAAATTTTAAATTTGATGGATGTGGAGAAAAATGATTTTGTTTTTTGATTTTTTTTATGTCACTATCAACCACAATAAATACATAACTGTCCATAGCTTTTGCTCTTGACATTTCACGTCTAAACCTAGAGAAATTTTGAGACATTGTTGATTTGAAATCACTTTCGCTTTTTCTTTCTATAAATGTGTAGTCATACCTGCTACCGCTTGCAGTATAGTCGGCAAAATCTAATGCAAATTTTTTTGTGTGTTTA